ATAGGCGTCGACGTCTCCACCTGGAGCGCGCTGAAGAACAGCATCTACCCTGGCGCCAAAGACGAATCGGTAATGATGGCGCTTGACTACTGCCGAGCCCGCCAGCTGGATCCGTTGCTCAAACCTGTCCACCTCGTTCCGATGTACGTCAAAGACTCGAAAACAGGAAAAGGCGACTGGCGCGACGTGGTCATGCCGGGCATCGGGCTTTACCGCATTCAGGCGGACCGCTCAGGTGATTATGCCGGTGCCCGCGAACCAGAGTTCGGTCCAGACACGACGCAGACGCTTTCTGGTGTCGAGGTCACCTTCCCTCAGTGGTGCAAATACACCGTCTACAAGCGCATGCCCAGCGGCGAGATCGTCGAGTTCAGCGCCAAAGAATACTGGATTGAAAACTACGCTACCGGCGGCCGCGACACCACGGCGCCGAACGCGATGTGGAAAAAGCGCCCATACGGACAGCTGGCGAAATGCGCAGAAGCCCAGGCGTTGCGTAAGGCCTGGCCCGAGATCGGACAGCAGCCTACCGCCGAAGAAATGGAAGGCAAATCACTGGACGTTGATATCCGTGACGTCACGCCGCGCAACACCACAGAAGCGCTTCCACCAGCAGCAAGCGAAGAAACGCTTCAGGCGATCACCGATCTCTTAACGACCCTGGATAAAGACTGGGAGAAAGACTTCCTCCCACTGTGCAGCGACATCTTCAAACGGCAAATTCTTGAGGCGTCAGATCTCACTGAAGAAGAGGCACAGAAAGGGTTTGGCTTTCTTCAGAAAAGAGCTAAGGCGGCAGCATGACACCAGAAATTATCCTGGCCAGGACCGGCATAGATGTGTCCACCGTAGAGCAAGGTGATGAAGCATGGGCCAAATTAAGGCTCGGAGTTATTACTGCCTCTGACGCTCACAACGTCATTTCCAAGCCTCGATCTGGCAGCAAATGGACAGACATGAAAATGTCCTACTTCCACACCTTGCTCGCCGAGGTATGCACCGGCGTCGCGCCAGAGGTTAACGCCAAGGCGCTGGCCTGGGGCAAGCAGTACGAGGAAGACGCCCGCACCCTCTTCGAGTTCACCACGGACGTGAAAGTCACGGAGTCTCCGATCCTGTTCCGTGACGAGAGCATGCGCACCGCGTGCTCCCCTGACGGCCTGTGCAGTAACGGGTTCGGACTTGAGCTTAAATGCCCTTTCACCTCCCGTGACTTCATGAAATTCCGCCTTGGCGGTTTCGAAGCAATCAAGTCTGCGTACATGGCCCAAGTGCAGTACAGCATGTGGGTTACCGGGAAAAACGCCTGGTTCTTTGCAAACTACGACCCGCGCATGAAGCGCGAAGGCATTCACCATGTCGTCGTTGAGCGGGATCCGCAGTACATGTCCGATTTCAACGAAATGGTGCCGGAGTTCATTGAGAAGATGGACGAGGCGCTGGCGGAGATCGGCTTCACGTTCGGAGAGCAGTGGAAATGAAACGCACACCCTTCTACCGAAGGCCCGGGCGAACCGGGCAATTCTCCGGCCTACGTGAGCGCGTTATCTGGATGATTCAGACGCGCGGACGCCCGGTCACCGGCAGCGAAATCGCTGAGAAGTTCGGCGTAACGCTGATTGAGTTTAACCGGGTCGCCAACGGCATCACCCGCGGCTCCGGACAGATAGCGCAGATCGTTGAGTCGAAAAAATGGCTCAACGAGGACGGCATCTGTGACCGCACTTTCGACCTCGTAACGAAGCCAAAGGTCATTACGCCGCAGGGTAAATCGCGCCTGTTCACCCGGCGCGCCATAGAGCAATCGCAGGAAGGCAGGCGGCAGGAGTGCATAGCGCGTGCCGCACGCCGTAGCCGACTGATTGCTCAGGGTCTCTACATCGACGAAATGGAGTCCATCCTATGACTCGCGCTCACGACGACATCAGGGTTGGCACACTGTGCCTTCCCTTCATTGGTAACGGCTGGCTAATGCCTTGGGGTGAAGTGGTCAGCAATCCATTAAAGGCGCAGCGGCTCGCTGAGGAATATTGGGAAAGACAGGAGGCGGCATGACTGATTACACCGGCAGCAACACGCCAGCTGATCAGCGTGATTTATGGCGCACGCCACCAGCTATCTTCTCAGCGCTAGATGCCGAGTTCTGCTTCCAGCTGGATGCAGCCGCGGCATCGCATAACGCGCTATGCAGGAAGTTTATCACTGCCGAGCAGAACACGCTGGAAACGCCTTGGGCTGATTACCTGAGCATTCCCGGCTACGTCTGGCTGAACCCGCCATACAGCGATATCACGCCATTCGTGAAGAAGGCTGCAGCCGAGAGCGCCAATCAGATCGGTACGGTCATGCTGGTCCCGGCAGACACTTCAGTTGGCTGGTTTAAGGAGGCTATCCAGACCGCCAGCGAAGTTCGCTTTATCACCGCCGGACGGCTGGCATTTATCAACCCGGTCACCGGTAAGCCGGTCAGCGGCAACAATAAAGGGTCGATGCTCATCATCTGGCGACCATACCCGCGTACACACTGCCACTTCGCAACTGTGGACCGGGACGAGCTGATGGCTTTCGGGGCGAAACTTCTCGCCCGCCGGGAGGCCGCATGACACCAGCAAATGAAAACGCCATCCGCGCCGCGTGCCGCCGCTGCACCGAGGAAATCCAGCAGGCCATGCGCAGGAAGCCAAAGCCTAACTGGAACGAAACGGTGCCTCCCATCATCAACAAGCACCACAAGAAAATTGAAGTTCTGGGAGTTAGCCTCCTGGAGTTCGTCGTATACACAGGCAGGCTTAATCGCCGCTTCGGAGCTGAATCGTGACCAAATATCCAAGGGTTGGCAGTGTGTCAGCCAAAAGCAAAAACACCTCCGCTAAATGCAAATGCGGTGCAGTGGCGAAGCATAAAAAGACGGTGGAAATGAATATTTTCCGTGGCGATGACGAAGTGGTTTGGTCTTGTAACGAGCACAAGAAGGACTGTGCATTTCTGGTCGGTGAGCAAGGCGGTGCAGAATGACTCTATATCTTAATAGGCTTAAAGAGTTGCTTTTCTATGACCCTGATACTGGAATATTCACATGGATTTCTTCTACAAAAAACTACAGACGTCCCGTTGGAACGGTTGCAGGATACATAAATTCCCTAGGATATGTGCAAATCGGCATAGATTGCGTTGCTTATGGTGCACATCGGCTAGCTTGGATGTATGTGCATGGCAACCTTCCTGAGATGGACGTGGACCATATAAACGGGAACCCATCAGACAACCGAATCGAAAATCTGCGACTAGCTACTCACCAGCAAAACATGTGCAACAGGAAGAAGAGAAGAGATAACACATCCGGATATCCTGGCGTGTACTTCAATAAAGCCGCTAATAAATGGCGTGCGTGCATACGTGTTGAAGGAAAGCGCATCCATCTTGGGTATTTTAAAACAGCACAAGAGGCACATGATAAATATGTTGAGGCTTCAAAAACCTATCACTCCCAATACACGAGAGCACAGCCGTGACCGGGATCAGAAAGAAGCAGCTACCACAAAGCCTCTTAAAGAGGTTTTTTTATTGCTGGCGTTCACATTCAACCGAATTAACCGACATTTCCGGGAGCATTGACCATGGCAGACATCATCGATACCGCAGCAGAGATTGAAGAGCTTCAGCGTAACGCTGCCCTTTCCGCTCACCGAGTAAACCGCAACGCTGTATCAGCTGAGCGTTGTGAAGAATGCGACGAAACAATTCCCGAGCCGCGGCGCGCTGCCGTTCCCGGCTGCAAGACGTGCGCGGAGTGCCAAGGCGTCATCGAGTTGAGGAATAAGCAGAGGGGGGGTCCAGTGAAAGAGCGCGGAATGATTTTTAACGCCGAGATGGTGCGTGCCATCCTCGACGGCCGGAAGACGCAGACGCGTCGAATCATGAAAAACCAGCCTGCCGGAGATTACCCAGACACACCAGCCCTAATCAGAAATGTGGATGGTGGTTTTCAGTGGTACGGGCATTACGGAGAAAGCAGCATTTTCAATTGCCCTTTTGGCGCTGTCGGCGATCACATCTGGGTTCGGGAGACATGGGCCCAATTGGGTAATGAAGACGGGTGCCCCATTGACTGGAACGACAACCTTGTCAAAGGCGGCGGGCCTGAAGCAGCACGTATTTATCGAGCCAGTTGCGAGCAGAAAGAAGGTAATTATGGCCTGTGGTCGATTCCAGATGATGCCTACTGGAAACCACATACTGACGATCTTCAGTACGATGGGACATGGTGCCCATCAATTCACATGCCGCGCTGGGCCAGTCGTCTAACTCTGGAGATTACCGGAGTGCGAGTTGAGCGATTGCAGGCCATTACCCTTGGGGATATCTGTAAGGAAATCGGCTGTGGTCTTTACGACTTCCGCCCTGCTACTTATGGATTTCAGGTGTGGGAAGAACTGTGGAAGTCAATCTACGGCGAAGAAAACTGGCAGGCCAACCCCTGGGTATGGGTAATCGAATTTAAGGTGGTGCCCAATGTTCAGGATAATCCAGCCTAACACCTGGTACACCGATCCCCACGGCGAGCCCTGCAAAATCCTCCGAGCTACCCACGAAGTCATCCACTACATCCGCAACGGTCGCACCTGCATTGCCAGCATGGGCCGCTTTAATCAGGATTTCGAGCCGCTGACCAAAGCACAGGCCGAGCGGATCGCCGAAGAAATCGAAACAGCAGAGCACATCGAAAAATTAAGGAGCATGAGACGTGATCGGAATACTCAAGCCGGTACCGGAGTCGCAGTGGCCGGTACGATGCCACGACCCCAAGCGGAGCAACGTGTGGGCTAACTCTTACTTTCTGGTCCAGGAGTTTCAGGAAGACAACGGTTTCATTCGCCTGACGGTGAATACCACCAGCATTGGCAGTTCCGGACGGTGGAAGGATGGCATCAGTTGGGATGCGCTGCAGGAGATAAAGTCATCCGTGGGCTATGGCGATCGTGATGCCGTGGAGATTTACCCGCGGGATTCTGATGTGGTGAACGTGGCGAACATGCGTCACCTGTGGATTACGCCGGAGCCAATTAGCTTCGCCTGGCGGAAGTAATTTAACGCTGCGTGCACAGCGCGCGGCATGAGGAGAGGCTATGCGCATTGAAGAGTTACCGAAATTACCGAAGCTGTTCCGCGTTATCGAGGTTGACCTGGATGTGCTGCGCAACGGGATTGGTTCTGGCTGGGGGGTTATTTTCGACCAGGACGCCGTCGTTAAGCGAAAGGTCCGCCGAGTCAAGCATGACGGCGGCTGGAAGTGGCAACTGGTTCGTGAATGGCACGATCAGGAGCTGTGGGATTATTGCTTCGAACAGGACCGGGAATGTCTTGAAAACCTCAACTACGACCTGTGCCTTATGCAATGACGCAACTGATAGCCAGTTATGAGCTGGCTATTGGGTGCGAAAGCACTGCTCCGTTATCCCTTTTGCCCGGCCCCGCGCCGGGTTCTTTTTTTCTGATTTCGAATAATCAACACGACGCAACAGACGTGGGTATACTCACGCCGGTTGCCAGGAGTCATCTATGGCACAGGTCATTTTCAATGAAGAGTGGGTTGTTGAGTCCAGACTCACCGAAAGAACCGGTCTCACAGAAGGCCAAATCAAAAATTACCGACTGAAGCTTTGGGTTGAAGGGGTTCATTTCAAGCATCTTACAGCCCTGGGGCAAACCGACAATTCCAAAGGATTGCTCTGGTACAACCTACCTAAAATAAACCAGTTAGTGCAGGATATCTGATGAATCTCCCTACCGGCGTAGAGCTACATAACGGAAAAATCCGCATCACGTTTTACTATCGTGGCGTGAGATGCCGCGAGGTTCTTCGCGGCTGGCTGGTGAACAACAGCAATATAAAGAAAGCTGGCAATCTGAGGGCAATGATTGTCAGTGAAATTCAGATGGGTACTTTCGATTACGCAACCCGCTTTCCTGAATCAAAGGCGTTGAGCAAGTTCGGTACCACAAAGCGGATAAACACTTTTGCGGAATTATGCGAGCTCTTTACTGACTCAAAGGCGCTGGAGGTATCTCATGCCACTATGCTCACGATCCGTTCAACGGTAAACACCCTCAGGCGCGTTGTTGGCGACATGACAGCCTTAACTGACATACAGAACGCCGACATACTTTCATATCGTCGCGAGCTGTTGTTTGGTGAGGTGGTGAATCCCGGTTTACCGAATTTTAAGAAGCAGGGCCGATCACCAGCACGCGTAAATACTCTAATGAGCGTCCTCAAAGAGATGCTCAGGATAGCTCACCGCAGCCAGTTCATATCTCATACGCCATACGAAGGCATATCGACATTAAAGGTATCGAAACGAACTCCTGATCCTCTTACATTTGACGAATACCAGGCATTCATCGCTAATCTCTCTAAACAGCACTCGCTTTTATGGATTGTGGCTATTCATACCGGTCTGAGGCACGGTGAACTCTGCGCTCTCGCATGGGAAGATGTTGACCTGTTAAATGGAGAGATTCATGTCTCACGGAACCTGACCCGGAAAGGCTTATTCGTACCGCCTAAGACGGATGCCGGGATCAGGACAATTACCCTGCTCCAGCCTGCTCTGGATGCTCTGAAAAAACAGTTTGAGCTTACTGGCCATCTACCGCAGCACGAGATCGTCTATCATCATCGTGAGCATGGTAAAACTGAAATGCAGGTTATCAGGCCAGTATTCGTTCCATCGAGTCGATCGACAAGAAAGGTCGGGTACTATTCGAAAAATTCTATATCCTATGGATGGAAGAATGGCTTACGTCGTGCTGGCGTTCGTAACCGGCATCCGTACCAGTCCAGACACACCTACGCATGCTGGTCGCTTTCTGCTGGGGCAAACCCTTCCTTTATTGCAACTCAGATGGGCCATGAGGATTCAAGGATGGTTTATGAGGTTTACGCGAAGTGGATCGGTGATATGGACAAGGACCAGGTTGCCATCATAAACAAGAGAATTCTTGCCAACATGCCCCCGCCACGCCCCCAAGGCGATTTGAAGTTGAAGAAAATCCTTTGA